GTGTAAATGAATATGTTAAATTTGTTGTGGATAAAATAGATATAAAGTGCAATATTGAATACTTAGAGCATAATAATTATGATAAAATTTTTTCAGAGTTAATTAATAAATCTGATGAATATGGCATCCCGATTTCTGTTAGGTATTGTAATTCTATGCTAAAACAGCCTTTATTCTCAAGGCTTAAGAATTACGACGATTATGATCTTACTTTAATTGGTTGTAGATGGGCAGAAAGCTCTGGAAGGTCAAAAAATACATTTTTATATTATGATAGATTCCAAATAAACTACCAGCCGATTTTAGACTTTAAATTAAAAGATGTTTTGGACATATTAAGAAAATATGATGTTCCTTTGTTATATCCGTATAAGAACATTACCAGGCTTGGATGTGTGATGTGTCCGCTTATATTTTTAAGAACGAAATTAAGTGTGAATTGTGTATATGCAGAACAGAATAAAACTTTGTTTGATTATGAAAAGTTTGTAAAATGGCTGCAAGCAATATATGAAACATCGATTCGTGATGTAGACAATCATTATGGAGCTTTAAAAAGACAAATAAAAACTTACATAAAAAATTATGAAAGATTTAAGAGATATGATTTAACTAAAATCGAATTAAAAGAAAATGACTGGGATATAGATTTTTGGTATCCCGAAGGCATGGAGAAAATAGATGGGCAATGAAAAAAACTTAGTACCGAACTCCGAGCGAACTCCCGAAGAATTAAAAGAAATGACTCGTCTTGGAGGTATTGCCTCAGGTAAAGCAAGAAGAAAAAAAAAGCTTATGAAGGAAATTTATGCAGAGTTTCTTGCGAAAGAGCATAATATCAAAGATGAATCAGGAGTTGAAAAAAAAATATCTGGCTCTGAATTATTGGGTAGAGTGATGAGCAAGGTTTTAAGTCGTGGAGACTCTGCAAGTGTAAGTCTGATGAAGGAAATACGAGAGGCAACAAGCGGGACGGATATAAATTTACTAAATGATTTTCCAGTAAAAATTATAATTGAGGGGGTCACTCCTGAACCACCTAGCGAAGAGAATAACGATACCGAAGAAGCTTGAAAGTATCTTTATATCTTTTAAGAGATATATCGTAATATACGGCGGTAGAGGTTCTGGCAAGTCGCACACAGTGGCGACATTTTTAATTTTAAAATCCCTTGAAAAAAAATGTCGTATTTTATGCACTCGAGAAATTCAGTTGTCGATAAAAGACTCAGTGTGGAAATTGCTAAATGAAAAAATATGTGAAAATGGATGGGAGTCATTATTTAAGCTGACAGAAAGATCGGTAGTATGCATTAAAACCGGATCAGAATTTATCTTTAAAGGTCTGCACGGAAACGGGCAAGACATAAAATCCACAGAGGGGATAGACTACGCATGGGTTGAAGAAGCTCAAAGCGTTTCCAGAAATTCTCTCGAAATACTTATACCTACAATTAGAAGGGAAGGCAGTCAAATAATATTTACCTATAATCCATTATTTGAAGAAGATCCTGTACACGCAGATTACAACTTAACTGACAGAGACGATGTTTTAAAAATAGAAATGAACTGGCGAGATAATCCTTGGTTTCCTGATGTACTAAAACAAGACCTTGAGTATGACAAGAGAACAAATGAAAACAAGTATCTTCATATCTGGGAAGGGAAAACAGTTGCATTCACTAATGAGCAAATAGGGGCTTTCCTGTCTGTAGCTAAATGGAACTGTCAATATTCAGTCGCATTCATAGATCCCTCTTTTTCTGATAGGGTAGGCACTGACTCCACGGCGGTAGCTATTGTGGGGGTGCGGGGAGACTTTTTAGTTTTTACTGGTATGCTATGGCAGAAGTCAATAGCAGATGTTGAAACACGGAAAAATATGCTTGACTTTATAAATCTTTTTAGTCCAATAGAGACAGTTCTAGAGTCACAGCTTCAGCCGTCATCTAATGTTTTTTCGCTTGATGCCCTGAAGCAAGACGAAATTAAATATGGATATGAAGTTAGAAACTTATGGAGTATCAAACATCAAACAAGAAATAAACACGAAAGAATTATGTCAATAATCGGAATACAAAAAGACAGCATGAGGATTCTTGACGGTACTCAACCGGCTTTTAGTTTAGAAGTCTCGAGATACAGAAAGGGCGTAGAACATGATGACGCTCCTGACAGTCTAGCTGGTGCAGTAGATACATTAGCGACATCAAGCATTATTGCAGAATATGCAAGAGCTTTAAAATTAGTGAGGGACGTATGATTTACAAATGGAATGATTTATCAACTTATTACGGAGGCAATCCACGCAAGGCATATCACAGCGGGGACCCTGTTCCTCAACATATATTTTCTAATAATCTGTTTAATACGTATCTTAGAAATGGGAAAATAATAAAAGAGAAAAAGCCTGTTGAAAATATAATTGGAAAACCTATAAAACTGTCTGTGTCTGTTATGGCTCATCCTAAGAGGCAAGACTATTTTCAAAGACTTAAAGATGAGCTTGGAGAAGATGTTCCATTTGCAATTGATGAGAACAACAGTATTTTAGAAAACTGTAAAGCTGCATGGCGGTTGCATGACCCTTCAGCAGATTTTCATATTGTTATACAAGACGATGCAATACTATGTAAGAACTTTTTGGAAAGAGCAAAAAGGTTTATTCGGGAAACAGAGAGCAAGCGGACTCAAAACAATTGGTCTGTTTTCGGGTATAATTTTTTCAGGCGTGCAGAATATAAAGAGGCACAAATGAGAGAATATGAAAAAATAGGTTATCAGCTAGAGGCCCGTAACAGAGGGGGGGTGTCAATTTGCCTTCCTGTTAATCAAATAAACTCAATGTTGAAATTCTTTGACAATACTAATAGCAGGCACGATGATGAAAGAATATCGAGGTGGATTGAAAGCAAGAAGTTTAAAATGTGTTATCCTATACCTTCACTTGTAGATCACGATGATCATATTTCAAGTCTTGCCGGAAACCCTATTAAGGTTAATAATCGTCAAGCATGGAAATTTATTGACAATCAAAAATCAATCATACCGAAAATAATACATCAATTCTGGGTCGGTCCAAAACCGCCGCCGCTTAAATGGATGAAAATTTGGAAAGAAAAAAATCCCGGTTGGCTTTATAGACTATGGACCGAAAAAGATATATTGTCCAATACATGGGTAAACCAGAAGCACATTACACATTACTATAAAAATAAAATATGGCATGGTGTAGCAGATGTTTGTCGATATGAAATTCTTTATCATCATGGCGGATTTATGCCCGGAGCTGATTCAATTTGTCAACTTCCTATAGATGATTTATTTACAACTGAATATGATTCTTACGGATGTTATGAGAATGAGAAAGTTCGACCTGGTTTAATATCCCCTTTAATGGCATGTGTGAAAGGTTCTCAATTTGCCTTAGAGCTAATTGACGGATTGCACGAACTTAAATCAGTTGGTGAACCTTGGAGAACTACTGGTAATTTGTTTATGCAGAAAATGAACAAAAAGACAAAAGCAAATGTCAAGATATATCCCTCGCATGTTATGAATCCGGTTCACTATACTGGTGAGACATATAAAGGAAATGGGAAAATTTATGCCTTTCAAATGTGGGGTTCTACGATAGATGGATATTCCGAAGGCGTGGAAAGTGAAGAAAAAAAGCCGATTAAATTATCAATATCTGTTATGGCTCATCCTTCGAGATCAGAGTTTTTCACTTATTTGAAAGGTCGGCTCGGAATAGATGTTCCTTTTTCTATAGATCAGGATAATTGTTTACTTGAGAATAGTAAAGCTTCTTGGAGACTATACGACCCTGAAGCAGACTTTCACGTTGTTGTACAGGACGATTGTATAATATGTGATAATTTTAAAGAGCGTGCAATTAAGTTTATAACAGAGCAAGAAGAAAAGAGAATTGCTGAACATAGGATTCCGCAGGGATATAATTTCTTTTTAAAAAATGCGGCTGATGGGAGTAAGCTTGATATCAAAGAAGATTTTTATGTTGACAATGTAACCCGTGCAGGGTTAGCAATATGTCTGCCTGTTAGATATATAGAGCCGATGTTAATAGAATTTGACAAACAAAAATCGAAACATGATGATGATCGAATATCAGGGTTTATGAAGAAAAACAAATATAAAATAGTTTTCCCATATCCTTCTTTAGTGGATCACAGGATGGAGCTTGAATCTTTAGCAAATAATTTTGTAGGTTTAAACGCAATAGCATTTATAGATGACGAAAAGGCAGAAACCCATGCAGGTTAATTTAGGGGTTAAGTTAGCAAAATATAAAGATGGCACTAAACTTGCGGATGTTATGGGATGGAATCATTATGGAACAGAGACAATCCCGCCCCGTCCTGTTTTAAGAATAGCAGCAGAGAAAGTACAAAATTCAAAAGAATTTATAGAAGAACATTTGACGCCGTATTTGATAAATGTAATATCTTATACTAAGGCTGGTCGCAAACAAGATTTAAAAGAAATTGAAACAAAACTTTTAACTTATTTAGGTCAACAGTCTGTATCCGAGGCTAAGAAAATTATTAACGCAGGAATGGAATTACAGGAAAATGCACTAAAAACAATACAAAAAAAGGGGTTTGACAAACCTCTTTACGAAACTGGTTTAATGATTAAAAATTTAGGATTTGAGGTAACAAAATGAATGGAAACGCTTACAAAAAACTTGCAACTCTTGTGGACGCAGTTGAGAAATTGGCACTATTACCAGAAAATGAATTTGTCGAAAATACAAAACTTGTGGCAGAAATAAGAAACGCCTTTGAAGTTCATAATTTGGACTCGATTATAAATTCATCTTTGCAGGAAATGCGAGAGATCCAAAACACACATTCTGATAATAATGTTAGTCAAGATCAACTTATCCGTGCATACGCTCAAAGGGAGCATGAAAGGGTCAAGGACATTGATTGTAAAGATAAGTTTATAACAAAAATTATAAATGATGATAACGAAATTGAAGAAATAAAAATTGAAAGCAATGAAAAAGCTGACGAGAAGTTTTCTTCTGTTTTCAATACGGTCTACGCAGATGGAGCGGTCAAGATAAATGTAACTGGAGACCCTTCTACACTAATGAGCTATATCGATTATACTCCGTATAGGCTTAACTATATTGATTATCTGTCAGTTCCCACTTTGTCGGAAATGGTCGACAAGCCTCTTGCGATTGCTTTTAAAGATTTTCCTACAGTAGACAGCAAAAACAAAAAATTCAATGAGGCAGTTAAAAAGTTAATTTCCAAAAATAATATTGAA